TAGAAAGTCTCGATTGGGACGGAAATGATGTTGTGGGAAAGGCACGTATTTTGGAAACTCCAATGGGTCAGATTGTAAAAGGTCTGCTCGATGGTGGTGTTCAACTAGGTGTATCAACTCGTGGTATGGGTAGCCTTGAGCAACGCAACGGCGTTATGTATGTCAAAGACGACTTTCATCTTAGTACGGTAGATATCGTACAGGATCCATCTGCTCCAACAGCTTTTGTTAATGGAATAATGGAAGGTGTAGATTGGGTCTGGAATAACGGCGTAATAGAAGCTCAAGTAATTGAAAAAATGGAGACTGAAATTAAGAAGGCTTCACGTTCTGATCTTTATGAGACACAGACTCGTGAGTTTAAGAATTTCCTCTCGTTGATGAAAAACAAATAAGGAGACAATTATGTCTGACAAAATTATAGATCAGGAAGTTGAGCTCGATGACGACAACGTTGTGGAAGAAGCTCATGATCCGAAGAACGCTGAAAAACAATCTGTTGATTCAGTAGACAAAGCTGCAGATGCTGGTCCTAAAGCTAAAAAGCGTAAGGGCGACAAAGGCACACAAGATCCTATGGTAAAAATGACTGCCAAAGAATCTGCAGAAGTAAATGTAGACTTTAACGATGAAATGAATTCGTTAGTTGAATCAGAAGCAACTTTAAGCGATGAGTTTAAAGCAAAAGCTGGTATCATCTTCGAAGCCAATGTCAAAGCTAAATTAGCTGAAGAGATTGATCGTTTAGAAGAAGCATATGCAACCGAACTACAAGAAGAAGTGGACGCTACGAAAGCTGACCTTGTAGAAAAAGTTGATAGCTATCTCAACTATGTTGTTGAGACATGGATGGAAGAAAACAAACTGGCTGTACAGTCAGGTCTTCGTGGAGAGATCGCAGAAGGTTTCATGACAGGTCTAAAGACTCTGTTCACTGAATCATATGTGGATGTTCCAGAATCCAAAGTTGACCTCGTTGACGAACTTTCTGCGCAAGTGGATGAGTTATCAGAGCAAGTTAATTCACTTACAGAAGCAAACATAGACGCTTCTGCTGAATTAGAAGCTTTTGGACGTGAAGCAGTAATTGCTGAAGCAGCCAAAGACTTAGCTGATACACAAATCGACAAGCTACGAACAATGACTGAAGGATTCGCATTTGATGACGAGTTTGCTTCTAAAGTAGACACTGTTAAAGAATCTGTATTCGCAGCCAAAAAAGCAACTATCACGGAAGAATCATTAGATGAATCAGCAGAGCCTGTTGAAGTATCTGACATAATGAACCGTTATATTGCAGCAATTAAAAGCCAAACTACTTAATACCTAAAGGAGCCTTTCTAATGGAAAGCTATGATAATCTAGTAAAAAAATGGGCACCAGTTCTCAATGAAGAGACTGCCGGTCCTATCACTGACAAGCACCGTAAATCGGTAACAGCTGTCGTTCTTGAAAACCAAGAAAAAGCACTCGTTGAAGAGCGTGGGCAACAAAACTTCTTAGCAGAAACACCTGCTAACACAACTGCATCAGCAAACAACTGGGATCCAGTATTGATCTCATTGGTTCGTCGTTCTATGCCAAACATGATCGCATACGACTTATGTGGTGTTCAGCCAATGACTGGTCCAACAGGACTAATCTTTGCAATGAAATCACGTTACTCAGCTGGTACAACTGGTTCAACTGAAGCGTTATTCAACGAAGCAGACACAACATTCTCAGGTGACTCATCTGCGACTCAAGGATCAGCAGGTCCATCAGGTCTAGAAGTAACTAATGCTAACTCAGCACACACAATCGATTCCGATCGTGTAACAACTGGCTTCGGTGGCGCTATGCCAACAGCTGACGGTGAAGGCTTGGGTACAACTGCTTCTACTTTCAATCAAATGGGTTTCACCATTGAGCGTGCAACAGTGTCAGCACAGACACGTGCGTTGAAAGCTGAATACAGCTTAGAGCTAGCACAAGACCTTAAAGCGATCCACGGGTTGGACGCTGAGACAGAATTAGCAAACATTCTGTCAACAGAGATCTTGGCTGAGATTAACCGTGAAGTAATTCGCACAATCAACTCACAAGCTAAAACTGGTGCTTTACAATCTAACACAGCAGTCAATGGTATCTTTGATTTATCAACAGATGCAGACGGTCGTTGGTCAGTTGAGAAGTTCAAAGGTTTGATCATGCAGATCGAACGTGAAGCTAACACAATTCCAAAAGAAACACGTAGAGGCAAAGGTAACTTCATCTTATGTTCATCTGATGTTGCATCTGCTTTAGCTGCTTCTGGTATGTTAGATTACACACCTG